AGGGTGCCAGAATTGATGAGCTCGCGCCAAAAGCTGGCATTTACGACACGGTTATTAGTGTCAAAGGCACAATGACAATCACAGACGCAGCTCGCTACCTCGCACAGTATGACCCTCTCATGAATCGCAAACGTCTTTTCGCACTTCTCCGCGCTGATGGCATGATTTGCCAGGGGAGCAACGCCCCAACTAAGCGAGGAATTGAGACAGGCAGATTTGTGCAGATCATGAGCACCCGCCGAGACGGTAAATCAAATGAGCCTTATGCCAGGATGACGCAGAAAGGCTTTGATTGGTGTGTTACCGCTTACTGTACATCTCCGCTCGTTGATTAGCTCTTATGGAGAGCTTGCGAAACACTGAGCTAATCACCGTTGAACAGGCTTCTCAACTTTTAGGCATACCCGTTTCCACGATGCGCAAGATGTGCGCTCGAGGGGAGGTGTATGCCAAGAAAGCCGGAAAACGATGGCTCATCAATAGACGGATTCTCTTAAGCCTATACGGCTTACAATCTAAGGAATAACCATGAAAAAAAGAATAATTCTTGTGGCTTTGCTGCCTTTGCTTGTCTACTTCACAGCGGACTGCTTGGGCATTTTTGAGCCTCATAACGTGGCATATCTGATGGCTTTTAGATATGCCCTAATCGCATATGGCCTTGTTGGAGCTTTAGCTGCATGGCTCAAAGACAAAGAGAAAGAGGTTTGCAATGCTAACTAAACAAGAGTTCGAAGAAATTATAAAGAGAGCCAATAAATACAGAGGAGAAGAGCTTGATTGGAATCAAATTACTGACATTCTTTTAGGTGTTCCTTGCTGGAAAAATGATGATGAACTTTTAGACCGCATTGTGGATATTTGTGATGCAGCAATTAAGGCTCAGTCTTCTCGTAAGCCAACAGCAGATGAACTGAACTTGCGAGCCTTAGAAACAAAGTACAAAAGCATGGCTTTGCTGGAATCAAAGGACGTATTGTCAATCATAGATATGTATGACACGTGCCGTGAAGATTTTGATGAAGCAATTTCACACTACAAAGGACTAGTTGAAAAGGAGGAGCAATGCTAACTAAAGAAGGGCGTTTAGCAATCGCTGAAAGAGCAAGTAGTGCCAAAAGTGACAATAATTCTTTATATTGGGCATTGTTTGGTTGTTCAGCGCCTGATGAAACAACAATTAAGGAAGATAATATAGCTTTTTTAGATCGTATAATCGACCTCTGCGATACGTCCAACATGATTGAGTTGCCAGTCGATAAAGACGGCATACCATTTAAGAGAGGTGACACAGTATACGAATCTGATGGCACCGAACATATAGTCGATGGATTTGCGTTTAGTAGGGCTAACGCAAAAATTGTCTCTGTGGTTGACTTAATCAATAATACTCGCATTCTCTTTGAAACTGACGAACTCACTCACAAAAGACCAGTAACAATCGCATCGGTTAGAAAACAACTAAAACACGTTCTCGATAAAGGAGAAATGACTTCTTGGTCAATGGCTAAACTCTTTGACATCGTCGAACAGCTTGAGAGCCTAGGTGATAGCGATGACTAGCCGTGAAGAAATAGCAGCAAGGCTACGTGAAGTTGGTGAAGACAATAATGATTGGTCTATGGGTGCTAATGCTGCATTTTTCAAAATTGACGATATTATCGGCGCACAATATAAGTCATATGGATTCTTCTTTAGCCGTCTAGCTGACCTTATCGACCCTACGTGTAATCCGGTTGAAGCTGACAACAACATCGTCTGTTCCGAGTGCGGAGCTGACCTGTATGACGATGACTTGTATTGTCCTCATTGTGGTGCACGGGTGGTGCGAGATGAATAGCCTACCACCAGCGCTAGATGTAGCCTGTGGGGCACGTAGTTTTTACTTTGATAAAGATGACGAACGCGTACTTAAATGTGATGCACATCCAAGACATCTCACGTTATGTGATGGACGCACGCTTGATGTTAGCCCTGATATGGTAGCCGACTTTAGAAAGCTGCCTTTCCCAGATAAAAGCTTTAACCTCGTTATCTTTGACCCACCACATTTAGACGTTGGAGCAGGTTGGCAAGTCGATAAGTACGGCAAACTTAGTCACGATAGCTGGCGCGAGGACTTGGCCAAAGGCTTTCGTGAGTGTCTGCGGGTACTCAAGCCATATGGCGTGCTTGTCTTTAAGTGGTACGAGTACCACATCCCGCTTAAAGATGTACTTAATCTCTGCCCGGCAAAGCCAATCATCGGTAATCGTCGCCCTAAAGCCTCTAAGACGCACTGGATGTTGTTTATGAGAGAGCCAGAGACGCTAGAGCAAGCCGCTAAACCGGCCGATGACTATATCGACAATTCAATACTTGCATTAGCAACGTAAGGATCAACGATGAATAACCAAGAAAAGGAGACAAAGTATGATTCCGTATTTAACCATACCTCAAAGAATTCTTGCGTGGTTTCTCTGGCACATTGAAGCTAGACATGGTTGGGGAGGTGGCTTTGATGCCAATGACCCAGAAGGTCCTGAGTGGCTCTTGGGAACCCATTTTGCCTATGGAGGACCGATGTATACCTACTCACTTTTGCGTGACTACTGGTATATAAAATGCGCAAGAGCTGCAAAGAGAGGGAAGCGAGAGTGAGCAAACAGAAACAGATACAAGCTAAGAATTAAGGAGTAGTAATGGATCCTGTTGAGAAAGCTGTGGACCTCATCAAGCGTTACGCCTTATTGGCATATTTGAGCAATGGTAAATGCCTCGGCTCTGATATTAAGGGCAAACGAGTGTACCTTTCTGGGCCAATCACTAACACAAAGAACTACAAAGGTTTGTTTATGTTTGCTGAAGAGCTCGCTGCGCTTGGCGATGCCGAGCAGATCTATAACCCCGCAGCGCAAATTTCTGCAAGCTCTAGCTGGGAACGGGCAATGCATCGATGTCTTTCAGAAATTACTAATTACGACACAGTAGTACTGCTGCCTGGTTGGAATGCCTCTCGTGGAGCAAGACTTGAGAGCGATGTTGCACTTGCCTGTGGAATACATGTGGTTAATCTCAGTGAAAACAAGATTACTTATGGCCTTTACAACTCGCTTAAAGAGACCCTTGAAAAACTCTTATAAGCAACCTTACAAACAGAAAGGAGGTCCATATGGGTGTTGCAGATATTGTTGTTCTAGTTTTCTGCATTCTCGCTGGTATTGCTTTTGCTTTTAGCGATTAAATTCTCCGCTTACTGTTAGGAGGTTAAATGGAGCTACTGACCTTTATCGTTGCTTATTTGCTAATTCTTTTAGCGTTTGTTTTTCTTGTTCCTATCGTCGGTTTAGTGAGTTACACAATCGCAATTAACGTAGCAGATTTAATTGACGATTTATTCTTTGAACTAACCTACGATTTATTTTAATTTCCCATTTTCAACAACCAAATAGAAAGGCTTTAACCATGAAGAAGATTCTTCAATGGCTGGCTGTCTGCGTCTTTGCAGCGCTGGTATGCGTGCCAGCTCTCGCACAGGCTCAGACGGTGCCGGCCACAATTACCAGTTTTAAGGTCACAGACAAGAACAAGCAGGACTTGGCTTCAGCTTACACGAACCAAGACATCTACTTGACGGCTTCTTGGAACGCAACAGGCGAGGTACACGAGGGTGACACGTTCTCGCTGGCTATCCCAGATATTCTCGACTTTCCCGCAACAAACGCGGCCAGCTTCGACATTTACGCGCCGGACGGTAACGTTATGGCAACGGCGCAAGTAACATCCGGACGCGTCACGATCACATACACGTCATGGGTAGAAGGTAAAGACCATGTTCAAGGCACGCTATGGCTGGTGGCTCATGTCAAGGCTGACGCAGCGGCAGGCACAACCACGCTAAGGCTCATTGATGAAGCCACGGGGCAGGTTGTCGAGACTAGCTTTGAGACACGTCACTACGGAGCTATCCAACACGAGGTCATCGCCAAATGGGGCGTCAAGACCGACCACGGAACGGTTGAGTGGTCAGTCAGGCTTAACCACGCAGCGGAGTCACTTACTAACGTTGT